TCTCCAGGACGTTGAAGATCGGGCGGCTGCCCGTCTCGTACCGTTCATTCCGATCACGCCGGAGGAACGGCTGCGGGAGTTCGCCAAGCTAGGGTTCCACCCGCACGGCCTGTTCCTGCCCGACGACGAGGACGAACGCCGCAAGCTCACCGTGCGCGTGCGGGAGATCGGCGCGATACCCCGGCCGGACGAGCGGCAGCGCCAGTACCTCAACCTGCAAGCCGAGTGTGAGGTCTGGCAGCAGGACGGAGTGGAGGGCCACTGGAACGGGCAGCAGGCGCTAGCTCGTAGCCGTGCTCGATTCCGGATCGCTGCTCAGGGGCGTCGCGCGGGGAAGACTACTGAGGCTGCGATGGAGTGCGTTGCAGTCGCCCACGGTAGGCCCCGGTCGTGGTGTTGGCTGGTCGGCCCGACGATGAAGCTGGCCGACCGTGCGTTCGAGAAGGTGATGACGACGGTCCAGGATCTCGGCCTGGAGACGCGGCGTATCCGGGATCAGGGCCAGGAGAAGCAGATCATCCTCGCCAACGGCTCCAAGATTGAGGCCGTCTCCGCCGAGAACGTGTGGTCGATGGCCGGTGCCGCGATTGACTTCGCGGTTATTGACGAGGCCGCTCAGATTCTCCCGGAGGTTTGGATTCGCGGTGTGCTGCCGCCGCTCATGGACCGCAACGGGCAGGCGCTCCTCATCAGTTCGTGGGAAGGCGAGGGCGATTTCTTCCAGAACAAAGCCCTCGAAGCTGAGACAGAGCGCCGGCTGAAGGGGACCAACGCTAGCTGGGAACTATTCCAGGACGCCAGCTACGACGTGAACTTCTACGTCTTCCCGCAGGGCGAGCAGACCCCGGCCCTCATCGACGCGGCGAAGGAGATGGACCCGCACGAGTACCTGGAGCAGTTCGGTGCGGTCCCCGCTACCAGCCGTGACAGGGTGTTCCCGGAGTTCAAGGACAAGGTTCACGTCCTCGATCAGGACTACAACCCCGAGCTTCCCGTGCGGCTCGTGGTAGATCCGTCCGGCGGAGCCAACCCGTACTGTGTCCTGGCGATACAGGACTACAGCGACCACTTCGTCATCTTTGATGAGATATACCGGGATCACATGAGCACCGAGGAGATAGCCGCGCTGCTCATAGAGAAGCCCTGGCTCAACGCCAAGGAGATCCCCAGCGACACAGAGTTCCGGAAGAAGTGGGAGCTTATCAACTGCACGGACATGATCGTGGACTCGGCAGCCAGCGAAGACATACGTACGTGGATCAAGCTGGGGTTTCCGGCGTATGGCGTGCCGAACAAGCCGCAGGTTCCTGACCGCTTACCGATCATGAAGAACTGGCTACGCGACCCGGATCGTTACCGCCCGTTCTGGAAGGATCGGCGCGACTCGATACTGCTCGACATGGGTAAGACCCCGGGCGACATAATCACGATGAACCGCGAGGAGATCAACGCCCTCGTCATCCGCGTCGAGGAGTCCCTGTCAGACGGCGACCGCATGACTCGTGACACGACCGCCCGGCTCCGTCACTGCTCCCGCGTCCGCGTCCACCCCCGCTGTGTCCACACGATTGCCGAGTTCAAGGCGTACGCTTTCCCCAAGAAGCGCCGGCTCAACATGAACTACCGGGAAGTCCCGCGCGACTGGATGAACCATGCGATGGACTGCTTCGGCTACTACCTCTGGACGCACAAGCGGTTCCACGACGAGGACGCCGAGGGGGGGTACGACTACCTGTCGATCGAAGTCCCGCCCCCGGACGATGAGGAGGAAATCGTTGAGGCTACCGTTGAAGCTGCCGTGCAGATAATCCGTGCGGGCCGGAACCCCTGGCTAGCCCCTGTGTCGCAGGCTTTCACTGAGCAGGAACGCTTTGCGATGTTCAAGACGGATCTGAGATACCGGACGTTGCAGCCGCCGCAACAGACCTACGTGGATCTAGTATGACCGACGAACCGCGCACGAGCGACGGCTTCGATATCCGGGAGATGCCGACGTTCGAGGACATGCTCAACTGGAAGGAGCGGCTCGTCGGGGACTGGGGCGAGCTAGACGACGCGCAGGAGTCCGAGGAGAACCTGTACTTCCAGATATTCGACGTGGAGTCTCCCGGGGGTAAGCTGGCAGTCAAGACGGGCTCGGCCCCTGCGGATACGGATGCGGTCATAGATACCCTAGTTCCGCCGGACATATCGGTCAAGGTACGCCCCTTGCGTGCCAAGCAGAAGTACCGCAACCAGTCCGAGAAGCTTGTCCGGTTCGCCAAGGCGATGCTCATGGACTGGCGCAAGCGCAAGGACGTGCTGCGACTGATAGCCTCGGATATGGCTATCCGGCGCGTGGGTGTGTGGCGCGTCATGGTCGATGCCTCACTGTGGCCCGACAAACCTAACTCCCTGAAGGCGCGGGGCGATCTCCCCGAGCAGATGCCGGGTGAAGCTGACGAAGCCTACGAGACTCGCATTGAAGCGTGGGAGGAGTCGGAGTCAGAAGAAGAAGCCTGGGAAGTCCGGCACCGACGCAAGAACCCGATCATCTTCCAGCGTCGCAGCCCGCGACACGTGCGCTGGAAGGAAGACTCGGACTCCGGCGAAATCCTGGTTGTCGTCGAGCACTTCCAGACAACTGTGTTGGAGGCTCAGAACACCCTCGGCCCGGTGTGGGGCGAGGATCGTGTACACCGGGCATGCCAGAGATTCGAGCCGCTGGAGTCGGTAGACCACGACGAGATATGGTTCGGTAAGCACCGCTGCGTTATCCTCAACGACATACCCATATCCGGGGATGAGGACGGCACCTATAGGGGCATAGTCCAGCATCCGTACGGCGAGATCCCGTACGTCATCGCCCCGTTCCGCGAGCTTACCTTCGATGAGATGGAGCGCAAGTATCGGGGAGCCTTGACCAACGGGGCCGGGCTATACCCGATTGAATCGAACGTGCTCACCATGCAAGTGTGGATGCTGGCGATCAATGCCTGGCGCACGTACCTCGGCTGGACAAAAGACGGCCGCGCCCTGGAGATCAAGCCCGGCCAGTACATCCCGATTGACGAGCGTATCGGGGAGTACCTGAAGATGCTGGAGGGTTCCCCTGTCCCGGAAGAACTACTCAAGACTAGTGCTGTTATGGACTCCTACATACAACGTAATTCCGTTGCGCAGGGTCCACGCAGTGCTGAGGGCACTCGTTCTGCTCAACAGTTGTGGGCTATTCAATCCATGCGTACACTCAAGATTGAATCCGGAAAGGATGCCCTTACACGCGGCATACAACGTTCACTCGAATTAGCCGCGATGCACGCCGAGACTGTGTTGAAGGATAGCCTCACTCTGCCGGTTCCGGGTAAGACTCACGACGGCGAGGACATGGGCGAGGTTACGGTCAAGCCCTCGGATATCGGCGGCTACTGGGATGGCTTCGACGTGAGCATGGGCCGTCGTCTGGACCCGGCTTTGCTGGAGCAATGGAAGGCGCTGCAAGGACTGGCGGCGAACAAGTGGATGCCGCAGCGTGTGTCCTACGAAATGTCCGGAGCCACGGACAATCCGCAGGAGTGGATTGACGAGCTTGTCAGGGAAGCGGTGGACGCGCTGCCGTTCGTGCTCGAACAGGTCGGCCTCGAACGGATCAAGAACTGGTTTGGCGAGGAGTCGGACCGGTTCATTCAGCTATCCCAGCGAGTCACCCAGGGCGGGGCAGCCCGGCCAGCTAACACGCAGCAGCAGCCTACGAACCCGATGAAGGGTGGCGGCGGAGGGGGAGCCCCTTCGGATATTGGTACAATGCTGGCAGGCTCCATGAAAGCCAAAGGCACAGGCAAGCCCGCAGGTAAGCCGCAACCGGCGGGTAGGCAGAACGGGAGGCCGGTAGGATGATCCGCACGTCAAGCCCCGGGGCGGCGCAGGGGCTTGACGCTACTCGCGCCGAGGACTACACTAGCTAGGGGATGGTACACACGTTATGAGCCCTATGTTCATGCGCCGGCCGGTAGCGCCGGAGATCGTTGAAGCCGAACAGATTGGGCCAGGTGCCCAGTCTCACCCACAGGGTGCTCGACCTGCCAAACCCGGGGAGTGGGTGGTAACCAACCACGCGACCGCAACCCAGTCAACCATGTCCAACGAAGACTTCATGCGGGATTTTATGCCGCTCTCTGTTCCGGCACATGTGCTTGCTCCAGAACCCGGAACAGGCCCAGAGTTCCAGCCGCAGCAAGAGCAGCAGAGGGGGCAGGCTCCTGGAGAGCAGACCCCTGGAGAGCAGACCCCTGAGGGCTACGTGCCTGGCGACTGGACGCCGCAAGCCGACCAACCTGCGCCTCCTCCCCCCGGCGGGTATGGGGATCAAGAGCTATCCACGCCCATGAACGAGAGCTTGCCCGGCCGCTCGGCTCCTACGATTGAGGAGCGTCCACGCATGGAAGTCGGCGCACCTATCGACACGAACACCGGCCAGCCTCCAGGGTCGCCTGACGCGAAGCCCTCAGCCTTGCACAGCACCGAAGGCCCGGATCGCACGGGGCCTGTGGGTGAGGATACGGTTGAGTACGAGGAAGAGATGCCTGACGAGCCGGCGGCTCCTCCCCCGGTGAAGACTCCTCGACCCGCTCGCACGGCTACCCCGAACGCCCCTAGCGCGGGCGACGCACCGTAACATGATCGACCCGCTCGCTCTTGTCCAGGACATGCGG